ACGCTTACGCTTAGCGTGAATGTTTGCGTACAGTCCTTGCTTAGCCATTACCATTTCACCTTATCAGCCCAGTAAGCGGCACTCATCTTGCCTTTAGAAATGTTCTTAGCGTGTCTAGCCTTGAACGATGCTCTCTTTTTCTTCATGCGTTCTGACTCACCTGCTTTAGGCTTACCTGCTGTACTAGCACCTTGCTCACCAAAGCGTATGGTCTTTACCTTATCGCCTTCTTTGGCAACAACCACATGAGACTTCTTAGGATGACTCGGAGTTCTCTTCGGCTTGTTGTACCCGCTTACTCCTGCTCGTTCCAGCCGTGGATCTTTTTTGCTCGGCACCTTTTAACTCCTTCTTAAGCTCATCTAATATTGCTGAGAAAGTCTTAGACTTGTCCTCCAGCTCCTGTAGCTTGTTGAATAGCTCTGAGAACTTGCTGTTGACCTGCTGTATCATTTGGTTGAACTGGTTGGGTGTTATCACTAGCTTGACCTCCACGGTTTCTCAAGTCTATTTCTTTCTCTTTAAGTAAACGATCAGCAACTTTAAGTCTGCGTTCAAACTCTCTGTCGTCTGACTCACCTTGTTGTAGGTTTGTAGTAATGGCTTTTAGCTTATCAAGCTCAAGCTCCTGAGGAAGCATCTGAGACTCGATAGCGTACTTCTGGGCTCTAGCCATTGCCTCTTGTGCTTGCGCCTCCAGAGCAGCCGTCTGTGCGTTCTGGAAGGCTATCTGAGCTTGCATTTGAGCCTGTTGCATCTGCTGCTGCATTTGTTGCTGTTGTGGGTCTACCTGAGAAGCTTGTTTCATTGTAGCAATAAGCTCTTCACGGTTAGACAGATTCATGTTGTCAATGATTGACTGAATCAATACAGGATACAGTGGGCTGTCCTGCTGCATTGTCTGTAGCAACTGTACAAGCTGAGTGACTTCGTACTCACGAGCAATGATACCCAAAGAGCTTGTAGCGTTGAACTTGTAGTCCTTGACAGGATACAGTTCAGGTTCAAACTGCATATACCTATAAGCTGCTTTTTGAACAAAAGGCAACAAGAAAGACTCTTGGAAGTTGATTAGAGTACGTTTGTGTCTCTTAATGATAGCACCAAGAGACATACTAATACCAGCAGCAGTAGCTTCTCCGTTAATGTTACCAGCGATACCAGCTGAATCAACTGCTCCAGTTGCTTGTTGAACCATTCCTTGCAAGGCTTGAGCTTGTGCAAAGGTAATCTGAGACACATTACCAAAGTTAAACGGATTAAGAATTTCTTTAGGATCACCATTGGTTAGTAAGATCTTACCTGCTCTAATTTCTGGTTTAGTTCCTCGTGGAATGCGCGTAGCGTCCATAGCCATCATAGGATGCACTGTGAGCGCCAGAGCATCAATACGAGCCCGTATTTCTGCATCAAGTGCTTTTTGGCTGTTGTAACCTTTTTCACATACACCACGTCCCCAGAAACGTGAAGGAACAACGTCCCACGGAAACGCAACAACAGGACGATCCTGCATCATGTATGGATTAATTTCAGCCTTAAGAACAATACCTTCGTTAGCAACAACAACAATAGCTTCTACGTAGTAGCTGTCGTCTTCTTCATCTAGTCCAAGATCTTCGTATTCTTCTGCCATCTCTAGCATGTGACGTGGTACTAAACCGTAGTACTTAGTCAAACGGATCTTATCATTCTGGAAAGAAGTAAGTTCTTGATCAGGTTCAATGTCAAAGTCTGAAGCCGCATCAGGAATGTGTATTTTAGCGTATACACCTTGTTCTTGTAGTTGTTCTACTGTGTGTCGAGATACAAACTCATCAATAGCAACACCCAGAGCCTCATCTACAGAGGTTGCTACAGGATCAATAAGGAAGTTCTGAGGCATGACAGGACGCAGTTTAACCACAACACGGTCACGGATATTAACACCAACAGCAGTTAAGTCGCCATTCATGATGGGCTGTGTTGCAGGAGCCATTTCTTTTTCTTCAGCAACTACAATCTCAGCAACGCCTGTGCCAAAAACAGCAGCGTTAATCAAACACTCTGCCACAGCCTTACGAATCTTAGTTTTACCAAAGTCCTCATGCAGCTGATTACGCAAGTACATGATGTCCTGAGCTTCAGGATCATTACGGTCATCGTAAACATCAAACCACTTTCCACGTCCAAATGTAGCTTCTTCTAACTCTGCTACAGAAGACTCAACAGCTTGCTGTAGAGCAGGAGAAATAATACGAGAACGCTCTGACTTGCTTGTAGTGTCTTCGTATGCCCAGATACCTCGCCAGAGACGATAGTATTCATCGTGTTTTTGTGCATAGTTTGCTTCGTAGTGGTCTCGCCATGAGTCCACTTTAGACATAATCCAGCCTTCTAGTGAGTTTTCATCAGTTAGAAGAGCATCTGATTCATCTATAAAATCATAAATTTTAGCCATGTTAGTATCCACTTACAGAGTCTAATGTTTCGTAATCGTCGTATTCTTCCCAGTTACCTGCATAAGCTACTTTAGCCAACTGGTCAATGTAGGCAAGAGAGTCTACAAGGTCATCATGCGTTAAAGGATCAGGAAACTGGAATAGCTCGTCTAAGAGTCTGCTGTTCCACTCTCCTTTTTTAATTGTAATTAAGCCGTGTTCAAATCGACCTTGTAGAGCCCACATGATACGATCTGTTTTCTTCTGATTACCGTGCGTAAGTTCCTCAACACGGAAAAAGAACCCATACCGTTTCATCATGTCTGTCAGAGGAGACATTACCGCTTGCTTAGCAATTCCTCTTTCAATTCCCACGCTAATTGGTTTGTAGTCTCTAACCACTTCGAAAATCTTTCGAGCAGTTTCTTCAAGAGTCCAACGGCCATAAATAACATTTTCAACAAGCCAGCCTTCTTCACCGACTTTAACCACTGAAATAGCTGTGTTATCGAGTCTTGAATTCTTTGAGCGTTTCTTTGAAACGTCTTGAAAACCTGCCAAGTCAATAGCGACATAGTAATCACCTTCTAAGTTGCAGTCATCAGCGACTGTAATCCACTCTTCCTTAAACATCTCCGAGCCTTTCGCTTCAAACGAAGCCATAAACTCTTGACGGAACGCATAACTGGACATTGACTTTTTGGCAACGTCAATTTCCTGTGGGTCGAGTAGCGGGTTGTCGTAAGAGGTAAAGTGCCAACTCCTATAAGTTTCATCTCCTGATAGCTCTCCATATTTGTAAAGTTCATAAAAATGGTTACGCCCCATAGGAGTACCAATGAACAATGCAGAGCCTTTTTGGTCAGCTAGAGCAGGTCTTAAAATCTGTTCCCATACGTCTGGTTTGATGTCAGCATATTCATCCAACACTAAGTATTTAAGAGACACACCACGCATAGTTTCTGGTCTGTCTCCACCTTTTAATGATATCGTAGCTCCATTAATCAGTTTAATCTGTAGGTTGTTTATGTGCGACCCAGCTATGACGGGATGTCCTAACTCCAACAAAGTCTGCCACATAATGTCTCTGGCCTGTCCTTGTGTTGGCGCAACGTAAAACACATGCCCTCTGTCAGTCTGTAGGGCATTTACTATGAGAAGCCATGCAGCCAAGCGTGACTTCCCTGTCCTTCGTCCAGCAGCAACAATCTTAAATCTGGTGTCGTCTTCCCACACCTCTTGTTGCCATGGTAACAAAGAAATATTTAAATCTGTCATAGAACGATATTGCTGGTGGGAGCAAGGTACAGCTCATAAGAGATTATGAATGTAGCGTCAACGGATGTGCACTTAATGTCGATTGTTTCGCCTTCCGTTAATATAAGGTATTGGTTCTCACTTGAACCAAACTCGACAAGATCACCAGCGCTTAAGTTCTTACCTTTTAAAAATCTGTAGTCTTGACCATCAGACCATCTAGCATCAACAGTAACACTACCACCTGCTGCACATAGAAAGTAATTAATCTTACAGTGGTAACCTGACGGGACAGTGATGACACTAACAAAGGTGTTGTTGTCCGCTGCTTGTGGTATGTAACCTTTAGAGCCTAAAGTAGTTTGCATATTAGATCTCTATTTTCTGTCCAGCATAGATTTTATTGACATCTTTAATATTGTTTTTAGCTGCTAGTTCTTTTACAGTAGTATTATTTTCTTTTGCTATTTTAGACAAAGTGTCGCCTTTTTTAATGGTATACTGTATACCCACAGCAGGAAGAACATCGTCTAGTTTTTCTTTCTTTTTCTTAGTTTCTTTTTTAGTTGGTTCTGATTTCTTTTTAACCTCATCAATAGCTGCTTGTATAGGATCAACATTTTCTTCGTCAGCCATAGAAGGAATACGAATACGTTGTCCTACTTTAATTTTATTAACATCTTCTATATTATTAAATTCAGCTAGCTTACTTAAAGGAATTTGATACTTAGCTGCTATTTTTCCAAGAGTGTCTCCAGACTTGACAGGAACACCCAAGACCTCTTCTTCTCTTCCTAAATTAATTTTAATTTTGTTGCCTTCTTGTGGGAAGTTTTCTCCTGCCCACTTACGAACTTTACCATACAAGCCTAGCTCATTGTATGGCTGTTCTATTTTAGAAAAGTCATATTCATCTAAAAGATAAACATTGCCGTCTTCAACCTTTAGGTTTGCACGACCAATAGTAGTAGCAGCATTAGAGACAGGATCTAAAGCAAAAGTTTTAATTTTTTCTGCTCTTGATCCTTGTCTATCTCCTCCAATCCAATCAGCGACTTTTTGACCGCCCTCTAGATCAGGATAGTCTTCATACTTAATGTATGACCGTCCTCTATTAGCAGCGTTGTATGCCGCTTGTTTCATGGTATCAATTAAACTTGAACTAAAGTCTTCATTGGTTTGATCACCAGTTTGAAAATAGCCTTTAGCAAATTGAGTAAGAAAGTCAAACATATTAATACGTCCACATTACAGGATCTTCTACGTTGCGTAGGTCAACGTGTACAAACCCATCAGCAACACCAATCCCTTTGAATCCTAACTCTATAGCCTTCTCAACAATCATGTAGCGTTGATATCCGTTGCTTACAGCGATGTCAGCAGCTATACCCTGTGTATGCCTACCCTTAGTTAGT